GACCGCGACGGAGGATGCCCAGCCAGATGAGCACCCGGGTGCCCAGCCATGTGTGGGCACGGGTGCTCATACATACGTGGGCACCAATAACGACCCCTTAGAACGACCCCACCTTGAACGAGAGAGAGATGCGCGCGCGCGAGCGACGGACGAATTCATCGCCAAGTTCCGCGCAAGGTGGCCGACAGCGGCCGTCGACGATCAGCGGCGGCTCGCCTATGCCGCCGCCGAGCTCACGGCGGATGAGCAGGCAGCAGCTCTGGCCGGCATCGAACCGTTTCTCGCAGCCCTGAAGCGGGCGAACCGAAAGGGAATTCCGGCAGGTTGGAGATACCTTGAGGAAAAACGCTGGACACTGCTGGAGCAGGAACAGCCGGCGGTTCAATCCGCGTTCCTGCATCTCGATCCGGAAAGCGCGGAGGGACGCGCGGTGTTGATCGTTTACGCCGTCGCGCGCACAACGCGGCCGTTCATGTCCGGCAATGGCAAGATGAACTGGCGCGGCGAGATCACGCCGCAATTGCTGGCGATGGCGACGGCACCGCCGCGCGACCAATGGGTTCGCATTTCCGAGCGGAAGCAGATCGGGGCGTGGGCCGGCTTCCTCGACAAGTACATCCGCGGCCCGCGCCCTGTGCTGCTCGTGACCGATGCTGGAGGTCCGCACCTGATGGCGCCATGGCACTGGCCGCCGCGCAAGGACGGCGCGCTGTCGCCCGATGGCGGTGAAGAAACGTTGATGACCGAAGACGACGCCGCGGTGCTGGCGCAGGAGGGGTTGAAATGAGGGTGCTTGAGGTTGGCGATTTCGTAGGAATGATCGAGCCGAAGCGAGTTGCGGTGCCGATACCGATGGCGTGGTATCTGCTGCGGATCCACCCCAACCGAGAATGCACGGTTGCTGATAGGCTTCTTCATCGCGGCGCTACCGTTTACTTGCCGACAGAGATCAGAACGCGCCGATCAGTCTGGAGCCGGCGAGTACCTGTTGCCGCGCCGATCTTCCCCGGCATTCTGTTCGTGGCCGACTTTGATGCTGATCTACGTCGGCTTCGCGCACTATCCGACGGGATCGTTGGCTACATCCCGGGCTGCGCCAGTGAACCGGCCGTCGCCAATCGAAAAACGATGGGCGACATCCACAAGCTGGCGGAACGGTTGAATGTGCCGATGGGGCAGCGGAAATACCGCATCGGTCAAGGTGTTAGGATCGTTGAGGGACCATTCTCGTACTGGACTGGTCGGATCGAGCGGCTTGACAGCCATGGCAGACTCAGGGTGTTGCTTGATGTCATAGAGCGTCAGGTCCCGGTCGAAATTGCCGAGACCCAGATCGAGGAGGTATAGCCACAACGTGGTGACAACGACTCGGCAGGAGCAGGGCTCCGACGCAAGGCAGTCTCGCAAGAGATTTGTCCGTCGCCAAGCGTACCTCAAAGCCCCGCCATCGTGCGGGGCTTTCGCGTTCAAGGGTTGAGGGCCGACGGATTCAACGGGCCTTTCGGCGTGACCTCCATCTACACCGCCGATGGCAGTTGCGGGCATCAGACACTGTTCGGACCGGCGGACAATCGCAGCACCGGACCAACGCCTCGCTCGAAAGAGCGGGGCGTTGTCGTTTGAGACAAGGGCTGCGTGGCGTTGTTCGCCTTCGGCGTCGCGCAGGGAACCTCCCGGCGCTGGCGGCGAAGACCCTCGCCGCCAGCGTTGGAGCCGTGGCAATGAACAGTCCGCCATGGAGAGCTTGGTATAAGACGGCGCGCTGGCGGGCGCTTCGTCTCACCATCTTTCTGCGTGATCTCTTCACCTGCCAGAAGTGCAGGCTGATCGAGGGCGATACCAGCAAGCTCGTGTGTGATCACATCATCCCGCACCGTGGTGTTGAGCGGCTGTTGTGGGACGAGAACAACCTGCAGACGCTGTGCAAGCGTTGCCATGACACCGTGAAGCAAGCCGCGGAGCAGGCGGCGCTGCGCGCACGCGGCGTCTGGCACTGACCGCAGGGAGGGGGGTGGGTAAATCCTCCAGACCGTAGGGAACGCGGACCGGCATAGGACTCATCCAGGGTTTTTTTCTTCATGGCTGAAATTTTCGACCTGTTCGGTGATCCCGTTCCAGCCAATTGGGGACAGAAGGGGCGCCCCGAACATGTGCCAACGCAGCAAAACCGGAATCGCGTCAGCCTCTTAGTGGCGCTCGGCTGGGGCAACGCGCGTATCGCGGCGGCGCTCTACATCACGCAACCGACGCTGCGGAAGCATTATTTTTCAGAGCTCAAGTTTCGTGACGTGGCTCGCGATCGCCTGGTCACACAACTTGGCGTGAAGCTTCTCGACGGGGTCAACGAGGGCAAGGTGGCGGCGATCCGAGAATTTCGGAAGTATCTCGAACATAACGACCTGATGCTTTACGGCCAGACCCGGCAGCCGACGAAGAAGGCCGATAAGACGGCGAATGCCGAGAAAGTTGGCAAGAAAGCCGCAGCGCTCGCAGCAGCGCGCCAGCCGGACGTCGGCACGCCGCTGGGTGAGTTGATGGCGCGCCGTCAGCAAAGCATGAACTAACAGCCATGTGGGACACGTCCTGCCCTGATTGGGAAGATCGTATCCGGCAAGGTCGATCGCTCATGCCAGACCTTCCCTTGTTTGTCGACGAAGCAGACATGGGTCTTGCGTTCTTCGATGAGCTGCGGTTGCCGGACGTGCCCGGCAATCCGCGTCTCGGAGATGCGTCGGGGCAGTGGTTCCGCGATTTGGTTCGCGCCGTGTTTGGATCGTGGGATAGCGTCAATAAAGTCCGGATGATCCGCGATTTTTTCGCGCTCGTTCCGAAAGGCTCATCAAAGACGACGTATTCCGCCGCGTTGATGCTGGTCGCGATGCTGATGAACTTTCGGCCGCGTGCCACCGCGCTGTTTCTCGGCGAGACGCAGGCGGTTGCCGATCGCGCCTTTGAACAGGCGGTCGGCATGATCGAGGAATCGCCGGACTTGCGTCGGCGGTTCCACCCGCGCGACCACTACAAGACGATCGAGGATCTTGTCACCAAGTCGGAAATCATGATCGCGAGCTTTGATCTCAGGATCCTGACTGGCTCCATGGCGCTGATCTTCGTCCTGCTCGACGAGCTACACCTACTCGGCAAGCGCGCCAACACTTCGCGGGTGCTGCGCCAAATTCGTGGCGGCCTCGACAAAACCGAAGAGGGGGTGATGATCATCACCACCACGCAGAGCGACGAGCCTCCGACTGGCGCTTTCAAGAGCGAGTTGAAATTTGTGCGCAATGTGCGCGATGGGCTTTACCGCGGCAAAATCATTCGACCGACGTTGCCGCTCCTATATGAGCTTCCACGGGATATTGCGACATTGACGCGCGAAGAGCGCAAGCGTGGTGTTGAGCCGCGATGGATGAACCCGGCTTGTTGGCCGTGGGTGATGCCAAACATTAATCGGCCGATCACCGTCAGCTCAATGCTGGCCGATTTCGCTAGCGAGCGCGAGAAGGGCGACGAGGCTATCCGTATCTGGGCATCCCAGCATCTCAATATCGAGATTGGAACGGGCACCAACGACGACGGCTGGAGCGGCGCGGATCTCTGGGATGCGCAGGCAGACGAGCGGCTGACCCTGGAATCGCTTTTGGCGCGCAGCGAGGTGGTTACGATCGGCGTTGATGGTGGCGGTCCGGACGATTTGCTCGGCCTCGCGGTAATGGGGCGCGAGAAGGGGACGCGCCACTGGCTGTCGTGGTGCTACGCGTGGGCGGATCCGATTGTGTTGGAGCGCCGCAAAGATATCGCGGCGCATCTTGACGACTTCGTGAAAGAGGAATCCTGCTCGATCGTTGATATCGCGACAGCCCTAACCGAGCTTACGGCAATGGTCGCGATTGTCGTCGCGAGTGGCTTGCTGCCGGACAAGAATGCAATCGGTATCGATCCGAACCGGGCGGCGGCCCTTTTCGAGGCGTTGTTTGCTGCGCACGTGACCGATGAGATGATCCGTCGCCTGCTGCAGGGTCCGGCGCTGGCGCCGGCGGTATACGGCTTGGACCTGAAGCTTGCCGATGCGACCTACTTTCACGCCGAGCAGGCGCTGATGACGTGGGCCGTTGGCAATGCGAAGGTCGAACAGCGCGGCAATGCCGACATGATCACCAAGCAAGCCGCCGGGCGAGCCAAAATCGACCCGCTGATTGCGTTGATGCAGGCGACAATCCTCATGAGCTGGAATCCGCAGGCTGGCACGCTGGTGACGGACTCCGATATTCTGGTGGCGGTCTGATGGGACTTGTGCGCGGACTTTCGTCGGCCTTCCGTGCCGTTGCGGATGCAATGGACGGTCGCCCGCAGAATACGATGGACGATCGCCTTTGGAACAACTCTCTAGGCGGGCAGACGGCAATCTCCAACGTCATCGTCACCGATCGCAACACCAGTCAGCTCGGCGCGGTGCAATCGGTTCGGAACGGCCTGGTGTCGGCGCTGAAGTCGTTGCCGTTCTCGGTCTACCGGCGCGGCGCGAACGGCGCGCGCGAAGCGCTTCCCGCGCATCCCGTGACCAGACGGATCGCCGCGCGTCCCGGCAATGGGGCGTCACCCGCCGAGTTCATAGCGGAAATCGGCTGGTGGACATCGTTCTATCGAAATGCCTATTGCAGGATCCAACCTGGTTCGGTCGATGAGAACGGCGACTATTACGCCGTCGGCGGCCTAGAGATGCTGCACCCGCGCCGGCTGGCCCGCATCCAGCGCGGTATCGATGGACACCTCTACTACACCTTCAATCCTCCTTCCACGCTGGCGCAGGACGCTAATCTGAAGGCGGAGACCTACCGCGACGACGAAATCTGGCATATCCGCAGCAACCCCTTGCAGGAAGATGGCCTTCTCGGCGAGCCGATCTTCGTTTCCGCGCGAGATGTGTTCGCTCGCGCCATCGCGGTGCATGAGTATGGCGACATATGGTTTGCGAACTCCGGCAACACCGGAGGCGTCATCACACATCCAGGTACTTTCAAGGACAAGAACGCGGAGCGGGATTTTCTCGATACCTGGCGCTCCATGAGCGTCGGCAGGAACCGGCATCGCGACAGGCTGCTTAAATACGGCGCGGAGTACCATCCGCTCAAGGTGACAAACGCCGAGGCACAACTGCTGGAAACGGAAGACGCCGCCGACACCGCGATCTTCGGTCTCTGGAGCTATCCGCCGCACCGAGCGGCACGATTGAAGCGTTCGACCAACAATAATATCGAGCAGCAGTCGCTCGATTTCGTCATCTGCTGCCTCGCCCCGCTGGCTATCGAGATCGAGCAGGCGATCGAGCGTGACCTGTTGCTCGACAATGAGGATGACGCGCTTTTCGCCGAGTTCAACTTCGCCGGCCTGCTGCGCGGCGATCTTCTCAACCGCTACAAGGCCTATCTGATCGGCCGGCAAGGCGAATGGCTGTCCGCTAACGATATCTTGCGGTTCGAAAACATGCCGCCGCGCCCTGACGCTGGTGGCGACGAATACAAGAATCCGCTCACCAAGGATTCCGGCGCGGTCGATGATGGCGCCGATAAGCGCCGCGCCAACCGCGACGACGACGAAAAGGATGAGGACGACGGCGATGGCGAATGAGAATGGCGCCGAACTGCGGCAGGTTATCGCGCAGATCACGGGAATCGATCCGGTTGTTGCAATGGACCTCAATTCCATAGCCGGCGGCTTCCGGGCTATCGATACGCGCGAAGCACAGCTTGCGGCGGCCGCCACATCCGTCGCTCAGCCAACCAAAATTGCGCTGATCGGGGTCTACGGCGGGCTGACGCCGCGGGGTAGCTGGTACGGATCGAGCCTCGCGGCGATTGCAGAAATGGCCTCGCGCGCTGAAAGTGATCCCGACGTGGCCAGCGCGATCGTCGATATCGACAGTCCCGGGGGCACGGTTGCCTACACGCCGGAAGCTGCCTCTGCCGTGGCCAGCCTCGCCAGCAAAAAGCCGGTCGTTGCTGTCGTCAACACGTTGGCCGCAAGCGCTGCTTACTGGATCGCGTCTCAGGCGTCCGAGATCGTGATGACGCCGTCTGCCGATGTCGGCTCGATCGGCGCCATGATGATCCATCAGGACATCTCTGGCTGGCTCGATCAGATCGGGCTCAAGCTGACGATCATTCGCTCAGAGCAATCGCCAATGAAGAATGAGGCGCATCCGTTTGCGCCGCTTTCGGATGAAGCTCGCGCGTTTCTGCAGGCCCGTGCTGACGCCGCCGGTGGTGATTTCATCAAGGCAGTTGCGGCCGGTCGGAAGGTTTCTCAGGCCAAAGTGAAAGAGGATTTCGGGCAGGGGCGGGTATTCGGCGCGCGCGAAGCGATTGCGCGAGGAATGGCCGATCGCGTCGCGACCTTGGGAGACGTGATTTCGGGAATGCTGCCAAAGCCCAGCCAGCGTACGTCAGCATCGCGGCGCCGATCGGCGCTCGTCTTCGACTAAGTCCCGCACCTAGCATTCTGGTTGCCCACCCGCGTCGCCGGACAGCGGGAGTGCGGGCTCTCGGTCCGGCGTCATCCACAAACTCGGAGACCTTGATCCATGAAAAAGGATCTTAAGAAACTGCGCCAAGCCCGCGCCGACAAGGCCAAGGCCGGCAAAACCACGCTCGACGAGCTCAATGCGCTGCTCGGCAAGAACAATGCGACGGATGCCGAGAAGACGCAGATCGCGACCCTCGAGGCGGAAGTCGATTCCATCGAAAAGGAGGTTGCCGATCTCGACCAGCAGATCGCCGCCGAAGAGAAGGCGGTCCGCCGCGCGACGCTGTTCGGGACGTCCTCGCTCGGCGGGCCCGCGCGCGCCACTGTGGTGAACGATCTCAACCCCGAGCGTACCGGCGGCTTTCACAATCTGGCGGAGTTTGCGGTCAGCGTCCGTAACTTCCAGGTCAATGGTCAGATGGATCCGCGCCTCGGCGCCGCGCCGACCAACTACCAGCAGAATCAGGGTTCGGGCGGCGAGGGCATCCTTGTGCCGACCGAATTCCGCGAACAGATCTGGTCGATGGTGTTCGATGATGGCAATCTGCTCGGCTTCTGCAATCCGGAGCCGACCAGCGGCAATACTGTTGGCATCATCAAAGATGAGACCACCCCATGGGGAGCCTCCGGCGTCCAGGCTTACTGGCGCGCCGAAGGCTCGCAGATGGTCGCTTCCAAGGCGACGTTGACGCCGACCGTCATGCAGCTCCATGAGCTCTATGCCTTCGTGCTGGCGACGCAGGAAGTGCTCGATGACGCGCCGCGCCTCCAGAATCGCATCACCGTGCAGGCTGCCAATGCCATCCGCTGGAAGGCGTTCGAGGCGGTCATGACCGGCGACGGCAACGGCAAGCCGCTCGGCTTCATGAACTCGGCGGCGATGGTCACGGTCGCTAAGGAAGGGGGGCAGGCGGCCGATACCATCACCGTGCCGAACGTCCTGAAGATGTATTCCCGCTTGTTGCGGATGGGCGGCCGACCGATGTGG